CTCAGTTCGAGATTATCTCGTCTGACCACGCTAATTAAATTTGTGACTCCAGTAAAACCCAGCTACGCTGGGGAAAACCTGATGTCACATCAGATACAGCGTAGCCAGTTCATGCGTAAAGCACACCCATACGGCCACAGTATGGTAGATAGTTTTATGCCCATCTCTAGGCACTCCTATAAACTTCTAAGGAGTAGGAGGAAGAGTCTCATAATACATACGAGGCAATCCAGTCCACATGTAAACTTGGAAATCTTCTCCTGTTGCGACGTGAAAATCCACGGAAAACTTGTTTGTTCCATATCCTTTCATCTCAAAACGATATCCCTCCGCAGGGACATTCGCCGTCGACAAATTCGATACCTTACCGGGTACGAATCTAAAATTTGAGTAAAATGGTACCTCAAACTCCGCAGCTGGATTAACCTTCGAGTTTGCATAAAGCATTCCCTTAGTACCAACATTCGGAGCTTGCGGCAGGCCACTGGCATCAAGCACGGCCGACCAAGCCGCGTCATCATCTGCTGTGTAGCCACTAAAGGCTCCACGCGTGTCTGCGTAAGAAACAAAGTATGGCTCACGTTGAACGTAGAGTGAATTATCTAAATTCTCCGTTGCAGCCACCCTCTGGGCGACAGTGTTGTTCATTAACATCTTATAACGTATAGAACCACGCCATCCTTGATGGGCCAAAGTGACCCAGTGGAGTAACAAACTATTGCAATAGTTGTATGAAGCGGCAGCACCTGTCGTATCTACAGCTCCAGCGACATTCCCTCGTAACAAAGGGAAACTATTCCTAACACCCGTCCAATAATAATCTTGGTCGTCTGCTGTTGGAATTTGTCGCCTCCACAATTGATAACGCTTCAACATCGTTCGAAACGACATTATTGATTCACCGGTGAAAACCATGTTTATCAATGCGTTATCTTGCATGGTTGGACCGACCTTATCAGACTCCGCTTGTTGCGGTGCTGATGGCTCCGAAGTGTTTTGAGCCTCGGTAACAACCTTTCCTCCCTCAACTTCTTCACCAGACTGTGGCTTATAAACAAACCTCTGGTAATGATCGTCAGGGACGAACACTTCAAAATCATCTCCCATGGAAACGAAGACGTTAACCTCAATGTCATTCGTAACCGTACTGTTGGGAGTTGTCAACTCGTTAACCACATACACACCAATTACACCATTCCCCTCCTCTTGGGCAGTGTAAGCTGTAGTGGAATACATTTGAGTAACGGAATCAACCCCAGGCAAATGATGATCCAACAAAGTTGTGGTCTGTCCATTGCCAATCTCAATGGTGAAATCCTGCGTATCCGCAATATCAATCACCTGAAGATAATTGGTGTTGTACTCATTCGTATCAAGGAAATTCGGATCATACACGACCTTGATCCTTCCCTTGTGAAAAGCGGAACATACGATTTGAAATCGAAACTTCATCGATCCTGTCCAATACTTGAACGGCAAAGAAGCCATGGCACAAGCCGGAAAATGAAATCCGACAGGGTCAAGGCTATCTTCAGCCCAAGTTACTGGATCAATTCGTGCATTCCAAAGCAACGTCTCGGGTGCTGTCCCTATATTCCATGAAAATTTGGTCAAATAGGATTCACGCTTCGCAATCTCCTTGATGGACATCGGATCGTTATTCCCTAAACCAGCAATTCGCGGATCAATAGACAACTCCTGCTTGTCGTCAACCGTCAACTTAAGAGCAGTATCGGGAACATTTGTCGTTGCTAAATGAGAAATTGGATGCTGCCTATACGGGTCTGGATTTTGTGTGACCGGAGGTCTACAATACCCAAACTGGCGAGCTACGCTCGCAACCGCATTAGCAACATTCGATGTAGCCAAAGCGAAAGGCGCTATAGGCGGTATGACCGCTAAAGCATTGCTAACCTTCGCTATAGCAGAAGCGGGTTTGGAAATCATACCGCTTCTGTTAGCTTCATCAATCTCTGATTCTTCACCGGATTGTGCCGAAATAGTGACTGGATCCTCAGATGTAAGAACGTTCATCGATACATCAGATGCCCAAGCGAAAACCGAAATTGTCACTTGGTCTGATGCTCCATTAGCATGTTTGAGATCGTTTAGGGAACGAAAATACATTCTACCCATCAACGACCACTCAGCCGCAGGAATCGA